TATCAGAATAACCAGATCCTGCTTGTATAGCTTTATTACTTGCTATAGTTGCTCTATAAATATCTCTACGATCATTTTCTTCTCTTAATCCTTTAAGATTATTTGCTTTGGCATTAAGCTCATATTGTCTTTGCTCTAATTTACTTTGTCTTTTAGAAGCTTGTATTTCAGAGTAAGTACCTACTCCTTGAATAACACCAGATATAATCATCATTGTTACTGGATCTGCACTCATGCGAAAACGACCTCCACACTCATTCCTAATATCTTCATAGGTAATGGATCATCTTGAGAAATAGTTATTGTTGGACTTTTACTATAACCTAGAAAGAAAAATTCTTTTTTAGAAGTTACTGCAACTAAATCAGAACCAACTACATCTGATACTTGTTGAACAACTAAAGATTTAGCTGATTGATCTGCTGCTTTAATTGTCATATCTAATGTACTATTCATATCAATGATAGCTCTTGATATTCTTCTAGGTGATCCAGTTAAAGGGCCTTCTGGTAATTCTTTATCAATAGGCATTGTTTCTAAAATAGGTATAAAATTAAATCCTACTTTTAATCCAGTAGCTCTTGGTACACCTGTTAGAGTAATTGTATCTGATGCCGAAACTGTAAATGCTCCTATAGAACTATTACCTTGAACAAGATTAACAGACTCATTAGTATAAATTCCATTAACTGAATGTAGATGACCTTTAGTAAAAGTTATTACTGCATCATCTGCAGGAACTGCTGCTAAATTTTTATCTAAGTTTAATGTATAAGTATTACTACCATTATCAGTAACAGCTTGAATATTGTATTCAGTTGCATTACCTGCAATTGTAAAATCTTCACCAATAACTGGTGCTGAAGTTAAACCATCTATAATTAATACTGCTGCACTTGTTGATTGAGAAGCTCCTTTAACTAATGGTGAACCACGTTGACTTAGTGTAGTTGTGCTTTCACAATCTAATGTTGTACTATCATCATCTGCAAATTTTTCTAATGTATATACTGTAGATCCGTCTAAAGATCGTTTACCAATACAAACTAAATGTTCATTAAGAACTGCAATAGATTGGAAGGTATCTCCAGTACGAGTTGACCATTGTACCCATCCTGCTATCTTTTCATCTCTAACAGAATGAAACACAGATAACTTACCTGGATGTGCTATTCCATTACTTAAAAAAAATGCGTATTGTTCTGGTCTAGTAGTATTACCTTTTAGAATAGCTATCTCTTTAGGATTATCAATTAAATGCTGTGCAAGAATAGATACTGATGTAGATTTATAACCATCTTCAATATCTGAATAAATAAATTCTCTAATTGTTTTACCATTCTTCTGAACAAACCCTGCTGCTTGGTCAAACATTTTAGGTGCTGTTCTAGAAATACCATAAGGTGTTTGTTTTTGAATTGTAATATTAGCAGGAGTAATAGTATTATCTGCTGCAGTTGGAGCATAGTATTCTCCACCATCAGTAAATATTTGTAAATCTTTAGCAGACAACATATGTCTTACTTCATTAACTTGATCTCCAGAAATATCTAAATCAATTGCTTTATCTGCTTCTGCATCTGCTAACGCAAAATTAGTATATTCAGAAATAGTAGAAGCTAATACTGCTGCAGGTCTAGAATATAAACCACCTAACCATAATCTATTACCATGAAATGTTATAGCTTGAGGATAACCTCTATGATCTGACATAGTTTGTTCATCCCATGTTGCTGTTGCATTTGTATCAGCTAATGTTTCTCTAATATTACCTACAACAACTGTTGTACTTGATCTTGATGTAATGTCTATTTCTTTAGCACCTATACGAATAGTTTTACCTACCCAGTTAGTATTAGTATCAAAGATACCTGCTGATGCAGTTATATTAACTGCTGTTCCAGTTGTTGCTGCTGCTGATAATGTTACAGCAGAATCTGCATATTTAAAATAAGGTTGGTATCTAGGATAACCTGTTGAATGAGATGAAAATGTAAATGTTCCTACAGTAAAAGATGTAGCTGATGCTCTAAAGATTTTTCTAATAGCATTATTTCTATGAGTTATATAAATAGTATCTCCAAATTGTGCAAAGTTTAATTCAAACAATTGTGCTGTAGTCCAATTACAATTAGTTGTATAATTAGAAGTTAAAACTGTACCACTTGTATTATAAACATCTAATCTATTATTAGATAAAACAATAATAGCAACTTCATCATCAGAAAATATAAATGGCATTATTCTGCTTTCAGCAGGAAGTGTTGCTAAGTAAGCTGTACCAGGTCTTCTCATTACACCACCTTCAGCAAGTAATGCAAAGTTCTTACATTCTTTAGCACCTTGATAATAAGATGAAACATCAGTACGAGTAGCTAATAAAGGATTAAGCTCTCCAGAAGAAAAATTGGTTATAACTGTTTTTAAAGTTCTGCCCATTAATCATTTCTAGTTGACGTTCTTAAACTTGTAAATCTATTTAAGCTTAAAACTTTTGTTGTTGTTTCTGTAGAGTCAATATTTTTAGCAACAAGTAATTGTCTTTCTGCTAATTCTTTAAACTGTTTAATCATTGCTGAATCTCTAGCAACTGAACCAGCAAATACAGAAGCTAATTCATATTCTAAAGCTAATCTAAAATGAGGTGGAAAATATTGTTCTTCAACTTTATAAATATAATCCATAACTAATTCACTACTTGCTCCATAGTTATCTACATATATATAATTTTTATATCTTGAATAAGGAATAACATGGTCATTTACAGTAATAGAAATTACTTGTAATGCAGCAGGATCAGTTGGTATTTGATATGCATATGTATATCTACCTGCTGGAGTGTTTGTTAATAATGATAAAGCTTGTTGAGTTGTAGCAAATCTCCATCTATGTCTTGTAAGAAATGCTTCTGTAATATCTGTGTAAACATTTGATGCAACTAAAGCTTCTGTACTACCATCAGTAAATGATGATATAGGACTTGCTCCTATCATTACTAATGCTCTTGCACAGATGTCTATACTTGTTGTTGCCATAATTTTTTATAGTGATAAGGGGGAAATACCTCTCGGCAAGATCCCCCTTATATTTATTAGCCTAGGCTAATTTTGTTGTAGTAACAGTTGCTGCACCTGAAGCAGATGAAACAATAAGAACGTCTGATTCTGCTGTACCTGCGTTTGTCGCACATACTAAAATCATGTCGCCTTTTTTCACTTCTGCGAAGGCCAGGTTAAAATAACCTGATCCAACTATTACTGATGTAGCATCTCCATCGGTGTAATACCAAAGAGAATTAACTGCACCCATCTGAGCCACTTTAGAAAGTGGGTTGTCGATTGCGTAAGCCATATTTATATCTCCTTAATGATTACTCGGCACACAGCTGAACTCTTGCTGCATCACCATCGATTATTGTAGCTCCTAACGAAATCATTGAAGTGATTAAGTGAGAAACTTTTTCTGGAACGTAGTTTACTTCTGTTTTAACATCAGTACCAACACCAACACCCAAAGCACTTTTGTGAAATGCTAGAGTTTGTCTGTCAGTTGCTACTGTTAATCCAGAATGAACGAAGAACAAGAAACCTAACCATCTTTTGGCAGTCATGCCATTTCCGAATGGAAGGTCATTTGGCCCAACGTATTCTACTCTACTGAACTGATCTACTGATAATAGATTAGACCATTGTTTCGGCCCTACTACCCAGTATCTTTGATTATCATCTGGAACATCATTCGTATTGAATACTTCCATCATGTTTTGTGCTTTAATCAAAGTCATTCCAGTTGTCGAAGAACTTACGTTGTTCGCAATTGAAGTTGCACCTTTCAGTTTATCTACAATGATATCATCAGTTTTTCTTCCTAATGCATATGCAGCTGATTGTGCTATTACTTGTCTTTCGTCTATGTTAACCTTTAGCTCGTCTAACTTGTCAACGTAATCTGCTGCGTAATAATCAGTTAAAGTCGCAGACACATTGCTGTGTGCAAGATCCATAGCAACTACTTCAGCATGTCTAGCTTTAGTATTTGCAGTACCTTTTGCAACTTTTTGAAATTTAACAGAACTACCATTAACATTGTTAACTGTTCTAACTAGGTTCTTTAATTTGCTTCCCATTCTTTGGTAAGCCATATGAACTTCTGCTTCGAACTGAGTAATAAAGGCATTGTTTATTGTTGATGCCATGTTTTTATTTCCCTATTGTTAAGTTATTGTTAATTACCGATTATCTTTACAATACAGGTTTAGTTATCCAAGAAGGGCTAACATGAATATTTTAAAGGTCTTAACTAAGGAATAAGCTATAAGTGCCATTGTAGGCAACGCACATTAGATCCAATGTTTAGGAATGGTAATTACATCACCAAATTCTATTTCATCATTATCAAGATGAACATAAGTACCAAACAAGGTTATATATGTTTTGGTATCTTTATAAATCCAAAATTCACCTGTAACACAGTTCGCTGGTTTGGCTGCATCCATTTCTTTAGAAGTCAGCCATCCAGTTTGACCTACACAATCTAACCAATTGAGAGGCTTTTTAAGTTTTTTATACTTAAACTTGTGGAGTTTTTGCGTGGGCTTTTTCATATAACTCCGTTACTCTTTTAACATAAGATGGATCTCGTCTACTACTATCCCAATATCTAGGATCATTAAGCATACCTTTAAGATCATCAGCACTAGCACCTAAATCTATTTGAGTAGGTGAACTTGGCATTGGTGTATCTTTACTTAAAGCCATTAATTCTTCAATAGCTTTTACACCTTCTGCATTTGATGCTAAATTTGCAATCGTATTATAAGAGTCTGGAGTTAAATTTTTCTTAGTCCAAAGATTAGCAGCTTCAACTCTTTCTTTTCCAGTATCGCCTAATTTTAATAATTCGGCATCTCGATTAGGTAAAGTTGACATAGCATTAGTAA